CTTCATCCCAAGTTAAATTATCTAATAATATTTCAACTTTATATGGAGTTTTATTAGTTATATTTTTCCAATATTTAGTTCTTCTTTTATTATTATAAGCTCTTTGATAATTAATATCTGATCCTATACCAATATAAAAAGGTTCATTCTTATCTAATCTAATATGTCTATAAACGTATGCCATAATTACATTGCTTATAAATATGTGATGTTTATATATCTTTTATATTTTTTTCATCTAATAATGAAGATTCTGATCCTTTTGCTTCAAATACAATAGATTTTAACATATCTTTAACTCTTAATGATTCTGCTAATGCTAACATTGAACCACCTTTTGAAGTACCTGTTTCTTCTGGTTTACTTGATTTATATGAAGTACTATTTTCTCCTCTTCCTAATCTATCTTTTCCTAATGGATCATTTTGTGTATTAATAATAGATGATTTTTCTTTAGGACGACCAACTGCACTTGTTTCATTATATCCAGGAGGAACATCATCTTTATTAGCATTATATCTACCAGCTCCATATAATGAAGCTAAATCATGTGGAGTACCGTATGATTTACCAGATTTGTATGGATCATTTCCTTCGTTTTCTATTTGAGCTAATCTGAAGTTACGTTTCATATCTTCAATTACTAATCCTCTATATTCATCATATTGATCTTCACTTACCTGGAATATTCTATCATAAATAAAATCAGAAGGAAGTAATTTTGTATCTTGTATTTCTTTAGCTAAACTTACTTTTTCTTTCCATAAAGCTATTTTTTCTTGTTCATATATAACTGAAGGTGTTGATAATTGTAATTCAAAATTAGATAATGATTCACCATCAAACCCTTGTGTATATAAGTGAATTAAAGCTATTTTATATAATTCTGAAAGTACTATTCTTTGAATACGTTCTACTGTACGAGCAAATCTAATATCTTCAGCAGCTAATGTTGCTTTACCTGTTAAATCTTTTTCAAAACCAAAGAATGCTTTAGGTACTTTAAGAGCAGCTAACATTTCATCACGTAAAAAGTTTACGTCTTCAATAGCATTGTATTCAAGACCTTTTAAAGTATCAATTTTAGTATTTGAATTAGCACCACGTTGAGGAATATAGAAATCCTCCATAATATTCATTAAATTATACTTTAAGTTATACTCACCTGTTTGTTGATCAATATATGGAGTTTTTTTCATTTTCTGTTTTAAACGTTCCATATAACCATCAACTTCAGCAGGAGGCATATTACCAATATCAACATAAAAAATACGTTTTTCTGGGGCTCTTGTTATTCGATGTAATAACATCGCATCTTTCATTGAAACATATTGTTTATAAGTTTTACGAGCAGGTTCTATAAATGATCTACCATAAGGTAAATAATTAGAATCTGTTAATAATCTAAAATGAGCTACTTCGTAATTTTCAAATTTTATTTTACCATCTCTATCTTTAACACGAGTATTCATTCCTCCTACATTTATAGACATAGGATCTATTCTAAAACATACATAAGCTGGATTTTCAGGATCTGATCCTTCTTCTCTTATCATGTCGTAAACAGATAATGGTGTTACATTATATATACCAAATTTTTCAGCTATTTCTAAATGTAAATAAAAATCACCATATTTACACATGTTTCTTATCCACATCCATAAATTAAATTCTATATTTAATACATCATAAAATAAATTATAAAGAATACGTTGTATATTTTCATTCGATGAACGAATTTGAACAACCTCATGTGCTTCATTTTTTAAAGTAGCTTCATCAGCAATAATATCAAGAGTAGATGCTATAATAGATTCAGTATCCATAGCTTCATAATCGGTATATAATTGAACACGAAGCGTTTGATAGTTCATTGTAGGATTATAAGGCATATTTGCCCCATAACGATGTAATTTAGAAAATCTATCTATTAAAGCATTTGTTTTTATATTTCCATATGATTGGATTCTATCAGTATCTATAACCTTTAGTTGATTACCACCTATATTTCTAATAACAACATCTGTACTAAATAAACGAGTTAATCTAGTAAATAAT